AATTGTTTTACATCATCATCCCAAGCTTTACCTGTAAGGTAAACTTTATCTGCACCACCACCATAATTTTTACTAATTGAATTAGCAGCAGAAATTGCTTGACACAAATTACCATAATCTTTTTCTAGTGATTCTACCTCTAAACTTGTAAACCCAATTATTTTACCAGTTTTAGTAATTTGTTTGACTTTTTCAATTAATGCATCAAGTTCATCAACAGTTGCAACTTCTGGAATACTTGATAATGTGCAAAGTGCTGCTGTCATAAGTTCATTAGGATCAGCCTTTGCCCCTCCACCACGTTTACCATCAGGTCGCGTTTGGACATAGATATCCCTATCCATATCTTTATGTTTGAATAAGAAATCTTTTTTTGCTCTGGTTGAAGAAGGTTTTTTTAATTCTAAATCAGAATCTTTGGCAATGACTTCGTTTGCCATAGTAGTAAATGCAATTCTTTTATTTGCTGGCATAACGATCTGTACACCAATTCTTTTTCCTGTAGTTTTATTTGGCCTTGAATCTTTACTGATTTCACCATCTACTGAACTGATATTATCATCTATTTCAGAAACAAGATTAACAGCAAACTGTTCATCATTTCCACCTTTAAACACTAAAGCCTCAGACAAAAAATCTGAGACTCTAGTTATAGGTTCTACTTTTTTTTCTTGAACAGGCATTTTAACTTGCTGTACAAATTTACGTAAGCTCATCAATTTCTCCATTGGTACAAATATTTATACTATTTATATAACAGAGAAACTGATGAATGTCAAGAGACTTATCAAATTTTAAAGTCTTTTATTGCAGAAAACTTGTCAGTTTTGTTTCCAAAGTTTGTTTTATCAAAAGTAGGTTCATCTTGACCACTATCTACAATATCATCTTGTGCGTTTACTTCAGCATCAAACAGTCTCATCTTAGAACGATCAATACCCAATACAAATCTTTTGTTGGTAGTTGGATCATTATACCTGTTCTTCAACTGTTTAACCACTATTTGGTTAAGTTCTTCAAGCTCTTCATTACTAATAAGGGCAAACATAAAATCGGCAGTCGCTGGGAGGCCGAATGATTCAGATGTGTCCTCAAGGCCGATGTCGCTTGAGGTAAATCCACCCCTCGTAGTTTGCGTAGCTGACATGATGGGAACATTACATTCAACGGCCAATCCTCGCAACTCTTCTGCAACGCTTTTAATATAACTGTATGAGTTAACATTTTGTGCTCCTTTAAATCTACTAGATGCACATATATTTAGATAGTCAATAAAAATGATATCTGGTTTAAATGACTTCTTAATTGCAAGTTCTTTGATTAATCCTCTGAAGTGTGCAGAGTGTGCCGATGCTGTAGGATATTCCTTGACAATCAACTTACCAGAAGTCTTCTTAATAATCTTTGCAATCTTATCATCAAACATCTTCTTTGGTAAATCATGTAAGTCTTCCATAGAAACATTCATTAGGTTTGCATCAATACGTTCTGCAATACGTTCCTCAGCCATCTCTAATGTGATGTATAATACATTCTTACCTTGAGATAGAGAACTAGCAGCCATGTGACACATAAACAAAGATTTACCCACACCTGTACCTGCAAGTGCAATGTTTAGAGTTTTAGTTGGAAGACCACCTTTTGTAATCTTGTTGAAAAACTCTAAATCAAATGGAACACGTTCTTCTACTCTGTGATAAAAGTCAAACCTTGAATCTGAATCCAGTAGATAATCGTGACCAACAGCATTATCAAAACTGACAGCCAAGGCGTCTGTAAGAATACTTGGAATAGAATCTGGAGTTCTGTCCTTATCTTTTCCATCAATGATAGATATACCATCCACAATTGCATTGTATATTGCCTTATCTTTGCAAAACTTTTCAGTTGTGTCTAACAGCCAATCCATATCAACATTAGCATTATCTAGTGTCTTTATGATTTCTACAATTTTTAAATGTTCATTTTCAGTTAAATCTTTTCTTTGTCCAACTTCAATTTCCAAAGATATTTTTGTGGGAATCTTTCTATACTTATCAACAAAGTTATGAATCTCCTCAAAAATAATTCTTTCTTCTTTTACATTAAAATATGCAGACTTAATGAAAGGTAGAACTTTTCTACAGTAATCTTCATTAGCTACTAAATTGCTCAGGGTCGTCCGCTCTATTGTCTGGTTCAATACTACCATCCTCTGCTTGTGCTATAATGACATGATAAAGTATGTCACCAATTAATTTGTGAAACTCTTTTCCTTCTAGAATCTTTTTAGATACTCCATTAGTGTCTAGTATATCATAATCAAACTTTAAGTTCAAGTGTTTATTTGGAGATAATGTAGATTCATCAGGAAGTGTGACTTTTCCATACTTATAGACAACTCCATTATATTTTGTTTTTTCTGTTAATCCAATGCAAGTTTGATTTGGAATATTTTCACTTTCTAAGAACACAAATTTTTCTGTAATTGGGTCTTTTAAAAGTTGTTCTCTAGATGGCAACCCCGATTCTGAAATCTCTTTTTCAATAGGTATACCTTGTGAATTTAAAAGTTTAGACATAGTGTAAATAACTCCCTATAATATATTTTGGTTTGTCTATTGGTTTTTCACCAGCATGAAGCCATGGCCACATTGGTGGGAATATTAAACAAGAACCTTTTTTACAATCAGATGATATATCATGTTGTGGAAATGATGTACTTCCTTTTTCATTATCATCTAGGTACAAAAAGAATACTAGAAACCGTCTTGCAGATTCGTGACTATTCACATCAACATGATTACCAAATTGATCAGTGCCATCTGGTAAATATCTTTTAATTCGTAAAGGTTCTAAACTATATTTATCAGGCCACATATTACCAACAATATTACAATCTTTTCTATATTGATCTACACACACATTTAAAGAGTTAGCAATAGCTGTGGAGTCAACATACCATTCTTTATGTTTTAGTAGATTAATCTGAGTAAAAGACATTTCACCTTGCTGATGTTTTTCATACTGGTCTGGATTATCTTCAAACTTTTCAATTAAAGAACTACAGAGTTTTGGAGATAATACATCATCATATTTTCTAATATAGTTTTCCATCAGGACTCTATCACTTCCGCTTCCGCCTCTACTTCTTCATCCTCTAAAGGTATATCTGTTGTACCATACTTAAATTCTTTACCAGCAGCTGCATCAAGTAATTGCATCACTTCTTCTGTAAAGTATTTTTCTGGATTGTTATTAATAGTTTTACCAAACTGTGTAGTACCATCTGGTAATTCAATACGAGTTGACATCTGCTTAAATATACCATACTTAATAGCAAGTTCTAATAATCCGTAATACCTATCAAGACCCTTTTCATATGACAGACGAACATCTACCATTTTATTCTCAATAGTCAAACGCGACTTGTGGTTTTTACAGTGAACAATGTTACCAACAACCTCTGTACCGTTCTTATCTTTCTTCTTGGATAGAAAGACAATAGATGAAGCTGCATACTTTAGACCAGAACCACCACCCATTTCTTTAGTTGGGAACATAGAACCCATTGTATCATATGTGTGATTAGTTACAACCATAGGTACTTTTGCACGACCAAGTTTCAAAGTCAATACACGAAATGCAGCCTTTAGTACTTGAGCTCGTGTCATGTCTCTAGTTTCTTTACCGTCAGTAGTATCTTCAACTTCTTTGGTAGTAGACAACATACCCAACGAATCTAGACATAACATAATCGGTTTACGATCTGATTCTTTCGTTGTAAGATATGTATCCAATATCTTGATTGCTTGTGTACGAAATTCTTGCACAGTTGTTACTGGAATGATAACCATTCGTGTTGGATCAATACCCCTGTCAACTACCATTTGCTTTGTAATAGCACTTTCAGATTCAAAATACAAAACACCAGCATCTGGATTTTGATCCAAGAAACTTTTGACCATACCGCAAACAAAGTAAGTTTTCCCTGTAGCCGACTCACCAGCAATTGCGGTAATCTTGTTTGCTGCAAGACCACCATAAATACTACCACTTAAAAGAGCATTGAAAACGTAGCTCCCAGTGTCAATAAAAGAATCGCAATCACCTGCCTCAACACCGTCACTCACTAGTGCGGCATATTCATTACCTGTTGTTTTGATAATATCTTTTAAAAAATCATTCATTATATGTCACCTTCTTTTCTACTTGCTGAACGCAATGCATCAAACCCGCCTGGATAGCGATCCGATAGTTTTGCTATATTCATATCTATTACTTCTTCAAAGGAAGTATCTAGAGCCATACAGGCTTGTGCCATGTACCAACAAATATCTCCTAGTTCAGAACGCAAATGTCGAATTGTGTCTTCATTAACCTCTTTACCTTGAAACATAACCTTCTTCACAATATCGTTAAATTCGCCCACCTCACCAGAAAGGCCAATAGATGCAGTTATGAGTCTGGATACATTCATACCCTGCTCTTCCATGATACCAATACAATCAACCATATCATCAGTATCTCTTGTTGAATCACTACTTACCGTGTCCACGAAACGAACATACTGCTGTAGAATTTTACCTTGGTTATCTGATTTATACATTTATATATACTCCACATTAGTTGTTGAATTAGGTACGCCAATTGGCTCGTGATTTAACCCTATAGGTGTGTTTTCTGCAAAATGTGTTTTTATAGAAGTTTCAACACGAATGCGGCGAACACCATCATGGCCAATTTCCTCATACCATTTTTTAGTTTCACTTTTTAATAATATTTTCATTTCTTTTCCTATTTAATTGCTAACGCACCAACGAATGCATGGTTACGCCAAAATGGTTGAATGTCTTTGAACCCTGCATATGAAAGCATATCTATGATTTCTTCCCAAGTATTAGGTTTCATCATATTTCTTAATGTTCTTTCTTTATCCATAATATCATCTGTAGTAAAAGACTTTCTCTTATAATCATAGTAGTTAAATGTAATCATATCTTGTACTAGTGCACTTTCACATACAGTCTTCTCAGAGAATATAAAAGCACCACCCTCATTTAATCCATCATAGATATTACTAATGACTTCTCTTCTATCTTTCTTTGGCATGAATTGTAAAGTAAAAATAGATGTAACTAATGAACAATTATTAAAATCATAATCACGAATATCTTCCATGATAAAATCTACCTCAGCAAAATTACTTGGGCCATTAGTTATTTCTTTTTGTCTATCTTCTAGGTCATTAATAAAACCATCAGCAATTTCAACACCAATCCAATTACCAGTGTTACAATGATCTTGATTATATTCAATCATAGCCTTTGTTAGTTTACCTGTTGAACATCCAATGTCAACTATGGTTGTATCGTCTTCTACAAAATACCGCGATAAACTAATTACGTCTTCTAGTAAATTAGAATAACCACGAATGGATTGTTCAATGTGTTCATCAAAACCCTCTTCACGATGGGCAAAGGTAAAATCAGCCATTATTTAACTCCTTATATGGTTTAATCACGTTTGTATATACTGCATCTGCTACAGCTTTCATCATAAGCGGGGGCACCATTCTACCCATACGCTCAGACTTTTGTCCCACTTACCTGTCAATTTAAAATCATCTGGTAGTGACATTGCTCGTCTAGACTCACACAGTGCGAGTTTTCTCATCTCACTCCAATGAATGCAGCCGCCAGAGGCTGTGAT